GTAATATCACTAACAATAGTAGTAGCACTAATGTATCAAGTACTAGTGTTGTCGGTAGATCCGGAGTCTTAGATGCTCAAGACCAGTTTGGCTTTATGCCAACTTAGTCTTGCTTAGCTAGTTTTGAGAAATAAGATAGAGTATCTTCATCTTCACTGCTAATTTCCTCAGCAGTTACTGGCTCATGAGCAGGAACAGGATCATTCATTTTAATCTCTTCCCTTACAGTATAAGCGCCAGCAGTTACCTCTTCACCAAGAACTCTCATTAACTTAGTTTTAAGTTCGTCATATGACTTATAGTTCTTAGGATTCGTGAACTCATCTAGATCATGCATATTATTATATGCTTCTTCTAACTTAGCCTCATCGGCACTTAGGAACTGAGATGCTGAAGAGAACTCTGACTTATCATAGTTTCTATAACCTTCAACGTTTCTTATCTTAAGTTTAAAGTCGGCGCCTTCCCAGAAATCAAATGGATCGATTGGTGTCTCGTCTGCGAAAGCTGGATTCATAAGATCATATATCTTATCAAATATCTTCTTACCAAACTTATATAAGAATACCTTACCTTCGTTTTGAGGAGCTGACGGATCATTAACCACATAGATATTAGTTACGTAGTGTAACCTTCTCTTTTGTGATCTTGCTTTGTCTTTATCAGACTCGATGCCTGAGTTCCATAGTCTCGAGTTGAGCTCACCAACTGGATCAGGTTGACCTACTGAAGTAAGTGAGTTCTCAATATACCATTGACCGGTTGGGCCTTTAAACCCGTGGTCCCAGTATCTTACGAATGGAAGTTGATCATCTTTACCAGGAAGAAACCTGATAACTGCATAACCATTACCTGCTTTATCAACAGTTGGCTTCCACATTCTCTCATCTACATAAGATTTTGTTTCACCGCTGTTAGTGGCTTCTGCTGCTTTGATAATTTTATTGATATTTGAACCGCGACTGCGTTTTAGTGTTTCGAATGACATTGTATTGTCTCCTTATTTGCTGAAATATAACTGAAATGTAATACTATATATAATAGCATTTAGTTGAATAAAGATGAGTCAATGGCGTTCTTCTTAGGTAAGAAGTTTAATTCCATTGCCTCAGCTTCAAGCTTATCTTTAATAACTGGCGATATAAACTTTCGAATATCTTCGATTTCTATATTGTTAGTTTCACAGACCTTAATGATTGCATCCATGTATGGAATTTTAAGATCTGCTACGGTAGCTTCGATAAGCTTTGTAAATTTAGACTTTGATAAAAATTGTTCTTCTATTGTCATTTGTCTAAAATCCTTAATAAGATCGTATCTTTATTGATACGACCATTTACGTCTTTACGTTTAACCTTTTGAAGTTTATCATCCAAGAACTTACTTATTTGATTATAGCTCTTATTAAGTAGAGTTGGAAATATCTCCATTGGCTTTCTAAGTTTAACCTTGAAACTGGCCAGTGGATTGAAGTTCTTAATAGTAGAACCAGATATTTCAAATCCACGTGATGCCTCAGTTTCATAGACGCATAACTCTTTGTATTTAGTGTTAAAAGCATATAGCTTATACTTACCAATAATTTGAATAGGATGAACTGACACAATCTTAAAGTCATTATCCTCATTCTTATATTGTACTTTAGAAACCTGCTTATCTGCAGCCTTAGGCTTCTTAAGGTTAACTGTACGTGATGCTTTAGTAGCTGACCTGATTCTTTCGAGGTCTTCGAGCATGGCAGTACATGTTTTAATTCTTTGGTTGAGGACCGACCGTTTAAGGTGGGAGTAACCTTCTACAGCTTGTTCGCATCGTTTGTGATATGCGTCTTCATAATCAAGAAGCCAGCCCTCAACCATTGGCTTAACGTGACTTATTGCAGTGTTTGTTAAGCCGTGATACTTGAACCTATCATATAAGTTAATAGTGGCATCTTCACCTTCGATCCACTTGTCTTCAAGTTCAAGTAATTCTTGCATTATAGTATTATTAATCTTACGTACTAACCTATCTTGTGGTGACAATGATATCACATTTAAGTTAGCTTTCTTTTCTTGTTGTCTTTCTTTGTATAAGACTTTGCCAGTTTCAATTAGAGGTGTCATCTTTTCAAATAAATGTGATAGAAAACCAGCAGCCTTTTCAGATTCAATAGTTTTATTTAAGTTATTATTATACCAGTACGCTGTAGCTGCGTGATGTGTCATAGTAAAATGATAATCAGGATTACAAAGCATGTACTTTGACGGAATAGGAAAGTTTTTCTTGATCCATGTCTTAACCTGGCTTATACAGTCTTTCTTATCAACTTGAAGATGAAAGTAATCTTTAACTGCGTCAAATCCTTTATCGATTGGAACACCTGCTAATCCAGTTCTTGCTCCAGCTCTTGCGGTTTTCTTCTTGGCTCTTTTGCCTTTTAGTGCTTGTAGTCCCATATTAAACTCCCATTTATATGTTATTGGTTTTTATGTAATCGTGTGTTGCGCCTATAACCATATTTGGATATTCTCCAAGATACGTACCGGCTTTCAACATTTCTTTAGTAACTAAGTGCTTATGCATATGATTGATATTATCATAGTCAGCTAATATATCTTTACCTAGCTGATCAAACTCATGATCAGTTATAAGATTTGTGTCAAGCTTATAATAAGCAAATGAACACATAAGATATTTTGCGATAGGATTCTTCACTGTACGTGACCTCTTGTTTTAAGAGACTCGTCCATTGCTTCAGTATTGGTATAATACTTATCCTGATGAGCAATATTGATTTTAGTTGACATAGCAACAGCTAAGCTACTATTTTTTTCGATGAGCCTTTGAGCAAACTCATCTTGGTGAATTGGTGACATTGCTTCTAGCTGTCTGATTATATTGGCATAATTATACATATTTGAACTCCGCTTTTTTCATTTTATAGATCTATTATACTACAGTTTTTAACAAATGTAAAGGACTTTCTTCACTTTTTTTATTTTTGTTGTTAACATGTTAATTACGCCTCATGGTGGCATATTCTTTAGCATCAGCATTTTTACTGACTGGCACCATATTTGACTTGTGCATAGTAGCTATACCTGTAATAAAATCACCGGTATACTGTTTGGCAGCTTTTTTAGCAGCTATACGACCTATGTAGTTTGAAGTAGGAAGTGACTTACCATCAGAATATACTGGAACTTTATTACCAGAATCCTTAGCCTTATTCTTTAATTGATCAGGATGCACACCACGAGACCTAAGCCACTTATCATGCTCGGCTTGCGCCTTTTGCCAGCCTGGCCTACGAAATGGTTGCTTCTTTTTCTTTGTGTTATTATCGTTGTAGTAGATCGGTAATAAATGCATTGTCATTTTTAACAGCTCCAAATAAATTAGTTAAATCAATATAACCATAGTTGATGGCAAATAGTATTGCAACAATTATCATAATAAAAACTGCATTACGAAAGAACCAACCAACTATGGAAAAGAAGACGCCTACAATCAATGCTCCAGCTACTGCGAAGAAGAGGAGTTGAAAATATAGTGGAAGCATCGATTGTATTTCGGTAGGACTAGGCATAAAGCACTAGCTCCTCTTGTGCCTCCTCAGGTGTGGCAAAGTAACCACTATACCTGTCGTACGGCTGGATAAATCCTTCGGACTTATCTATCTTGCCAACGTACCAACCGGCAGCTGAGGCCATAACGATGGCTTCAGATACGCCATCATTATCGAATTGAATGTCTTTGATTTGTTTTTGAATTTGCATTTTAGTATACTCCGCTTTTTTCATTTTATAGATCTATTATACTACAGTTTTTAATCTTTGTAAAGGAAAAAATGCAATTAATTTAAATTTTGTTATTAACATGTTAACTATGTACGATACCTTTGAACATCATTTGGACCAGAGATGCTTGACATCTCTGGGCTCTTATTTTTTAAAGCATTTATCTCTTCAGTTAATTCTTTAATACGTTTATACAACGTATACTTTTCTTTAACTTCTTCAGCTATCTGCTTTTCTAATAATTCTATTTTAGTGAATAGTTTCGTCGTCATCTTCTAAATCCAATCTAAATACGAATTCCATACCATTATCATTCTGCGATTGCTCAACACACTCGCCTATAGTATAGTTTTCATCGTCAACGGTAAAAATGATTTCATTTTCTTCGTCAAACTTTTTCAGTTTTTCTTTTTTAAAATTTATTACATTTGATTTCTTAGACATACATTTCTCCTGTATAGTTATATGTTGGCGTGGTTATGCCAACTCTGTTGCTGTGTAATGTTGAGGCAGCCTGTAAGTCTTTAAAGAAGCCAAATCCGATAAAGTATAAGTACGGATATTTGTAGTGTATGGGAACAACGACAGTGCAGAATTGATTGATTCGTCTTCGGTCTTACCGAAACCTGCAAGATCAATTCCGTTGTCAAAAGTTATTTCAGTAATAAATTCGATTTTATCATTAGTATTTTTCATTAAAGTTCTCCGCTTTTTTCATTTTATAGATCTATTATACCATAAAAAAACGGGTTTGTAAAGGAAAAAATACAATTAATTGAATTTTTGTTGTTAACTTGTTAAATGTTTTGCGTGAATTTTACAACCTATAAAGTTGTTGTAGTAATCTTTACGAAGTAGTACATCATTATCAAACTGCATCTTTGCCTCATAATATGACATATCTCCTTTCGTCTTACATAGTTTAATTATTTCTCTCTTAAACTTGTTTTGTCCTCGTGATTCCACAAGTCTACGTACTTCATCTGAGGAACCATAGTATTCTCTCCAGTCAGACTCCGTACGCGTCCGTACACGTCTCTTACGCGACTTAGTGATTGGTAAGGTCTTTGGTTTCCAGAAATTCTTTTTTCCAATATACTTATTGTTGGAATCCAATTCTGTGATTTGATATACAAAACCTTGATACTCTTCTGGTGTGTTATTATATTCTTCTTTATTAAATGTCCACATTTAATCTTCTACTTCTTTAGCTTCAGCTCTTCTTCCACATATTGGGCAAAACAGTGGTTGTGTTTCAGAGGCTATATAACTAAGTTCATCGCACTCTTCACACTCTATCTCGTAATCCTTCAATGATCTCTCTCTTTCTCTTATCAGATGCATTGAACCACTCAGCTATTTCATGGGTAGTTCTTCCACATCCGATACAGGTATCATTTTCAACTTTACATATTTTTACGCAAGGTGAAATCAATTTAGAAATCGATTTCGCACGCACCACCTGCACATGCGGCTGCAGCGAGTGTATCAACATCCGTATACTTTCTTTCAGTTATGTCTTCTTTCCAGTCGACAGTTTTTAAAGTTGATTGTATCTTATTCCACTTATGTAATAGGTAAGCATCCTTAAGACAGTGCTCAGCTAAGTTATTATCTGATCCTAGATAGTTATCAGCAAACTTAGTAAACCTTCTTATCCAATCTTTCTTCATAGCATTTTCTGATGACTCTAAAGATATGTCCGGACCAAAACCCTTTGCTGTTGCGCAGGCCTCCCATAAGTTTGGAAAACATTTTAGCGAGTCAACCACCATTCCGGAAGCAAACACCGCAGCATTTCCGTACTTCTTAACCATATCCTTTGCAGTTATGACAGCTGTATTTGGCGCTTGGTTATAATCTTTATCACCAGTCATTGCTAAGAAAGATATTCCTGCAAACGCATCTCTATTTTCAAACACATATTTTTCAACTTCATCCCAGTCATCAACGATGATCGTGTTTGATACATTATGTCTTATACCTTTATCAGCACATAGCTCTTCATTAGTACCAGTTTCAACCCAGTGCTTTTGAGCTTTCTTAACGAGTTCAAGGTGCTTAATTCCAAGTAGGTCATCCTTATACATTGAACCTTTATTTGGTAGTATAGGAAATGATACGACTACATCAGTTCCGCCCGCTGACCACACTGAGTCCTCGACCATGTACGGATTAGTCTTCATTATAGCCTGAGTTATCTCAGATTCTTTGTTCATCTGCACATTTCTGATGTACATAGAAGAGTGTTCTGCATGGATGCCTGAAGCTGTTTGTAACAACACGGAAGCATTACCACTAGGTTTAACACATGTTGTCCTTGCAGCTGGATTAATGCCAATGATTTTAGCAACTTCACGATTTACGTCCTTAACTATTTGTGCGCCCTTTTCAAGTATATTTTCATCAAACAAGATGTCTGGATTATTCATCCACCCTGTTATGGAGACACCAAGTAGTGCTTCTCTCTCAAAGATTAACTTTGAATCTTCTGATAAAAACTTAAAGTTTGTGTACCCTGCTTGTAGGGTACCGAGGATAGACGCTGCTCGGCATGCCTTATAGAAGTCTTCCTCGGTATTGCATTTCCCTCCGTTGATTTCAGTAAGGTTGCAACCTTGCCAACCTGACTTATTATTAATCTGCGGATACATACCAATTTCCACGCATGGATTAGTAGTATGTTCTGTAGACTCAACGAAAACGAATCCTGGTTCACCAAATTGCTTGACAGATTCCATGATCTTGCCAAACTGCTCCGGTGTAGTCTTATCTCTTACAATAACTGCAGAGTTGTTAGACCTTCCTCTTTGAGGATTATCCATGAACCAATTACCTGTTTTCGCATTCATCATTTCTTCATCATCTGGTGAAAAAAGACAAATTGTCGCTGATCTACGTACACCACCAGACAATACCGCGTCTGCAGCATGCATAGTAATATCATAGGCGTGAATAGGTTGAATGTCAATTGGTTCTTTGGAATCTAATACAATACCTTGAAGTAAGTGTTCTATTTTATCTAGTGACCTACGTAAACCGTTTGGACCTGGTGCTTTAAATCCACCTGAAATAAGTGCACCCTTAGGCCTGATTTGTGATAAGTCAAAGTATACTCGTCTTCCTTCGTATTCAGGGTATTTACCACCACCTACGAAGAATGAAGACATCAATATATCAAGTGCTGATGCCCAGCCTTCTATTGAGTCTTCTACTATATAGCCTTTCGCTTGCTTTGTTCTATTTTGTAATTTTGGTAATTTATTAATGTGATGTCTTTGCACAGAAAACCCTGCACCAGCACCACACAATAAGATATAAAACACCTCGCCAAAAAAGTCAGGCCTATCAACATATGAAGAAGTACAGTTATACATCCTCATCTGGTGTTTCATTAATTGTTCTCCTCCAAACTGGAGTGCACGCTGAGCGCCAAGAACTCGTTGTTCTTTATAAGCACCACGAGCTTCTTCTAAATACCCAGTTAATTCATTATTATTATTCATATAGTTTTTATCGTGCATGTCGATAACACGATCAACTGCCTCATCCCAAGACTCATACCTTGACTCATCTTCTTTAAAGCGTGAGTATCCTTCGTAGAACTTAGTTTGAGACAAAAAATTCCTTGTGTCAACAAATGATTGCTGCATTTCTACCTCTTTTTTTTGATTATTTTTTTATTGTATATAGATATTATATATTATTTTTGCGATCTTGTAAAGGACTTTTTAATCAATATCACCAAAATATTTTTTTATCATTTGTAATACATCATCATACTTAGCCATTTCCATCATTTGCTTTTCAAGCTCTTCCATGACTTGCGGATGCTCGCCAATACCTACAGGGTTATTCATATAAACCTGAGCTGTAGCCTTCGCCATAGCAATCTTTCCTTCAGAGTGCTTTTTAAGTGCACCTAACATTTCACCTTCAAAATCGTAATCCATAATATCTCCTATACAATCTTTGCGTTTACTTTTCTATGTTTATTCCATGCAACGAATCCACCTAACCTTAGTGCCCAGTAGGCAAGATAGTTTAGTAAGTAGAATCCATTGACTTCAATATTAATATCTCTAAATGTCTCATCCATCCACTTTTGTGACTTAACACCTATATCTTTATTGTTCTTTAGTAGTAGTGTCTCATACTTATATCCATAATCATGCACAAGACCTCCAATCAATAACACCCCAACAGGTGATAAAAACTGTGCTAAGAACTTCGGTACACTTGCACCATCAAACTTAAATCCTTTGGGGATAATAAAGTTTTGTCCGTTTATTGAGTAATTAAAGTCTTTTACAACTTCCCAGTGCCTTGATCCAAATGACCATAATAATATAGCACCCCAGAATCCTTTACCCTTAGTTGCTATCTTTATCGGTTTCATATGCGGATAATCTATATATTTAAAATTAACTCTGTTATCTATTTTTTTATCAAATAAATTTATTATTGACCCGATAATTACAAGTATAATAAAAATCGTCATTGGCCAGAATTTCACTGCCATGTCTAATATGAAGTCCATTATTTTTTCTCCTCTTTAGGTTTGACGGCTTTCTCGTAATAGAGAATAATTTCGTTTTGTTGTTCTATATATCTCTTAATTTGCTCAAAGTTTAATGCTAAATTTTTAAATGACTGAGGATCTAATCCGTACATTACAAACTCTCCCATGCCAGCCTTAACTTTCTTTATAACTTCAGGTAAGTTCTTTTCAGTAATAACAGTAACCTTAACATTAAGCATGTTAATGCCTTTAGGTTTTTGTGCTACAGCGATAGTTGGTACTATAACCTTTTCAACTGTTACTATTTCTTTTTCTGGTTTCCAACTGCAACTACTTAGTAGCAGAGTTGATGCCACCAAACATTTTGTTAACCTGTTCATTTATTCTCTTTTCTTGGCCTAACGGATCTACAAGACTATTCTTTATTATATCGGTCTTTGCAAGTAGGTTTGAAATATTCTTATTATTTTCTTCTGCAACCGCTAACTTTGTATTTAAGTCTTTAGTTAACTTAATTTGTTTTTCCATATTTTCTTGGAGTGCTTTGATTGTAGAATCTTTTGCTTTAACTGCGACTTCAAGCTTTGCGTTGTTATCACGTAAGGTTGCCATACGTTGCATAGTGTCATTGTAAATGAAGTAAGCGCCATAACCAATGCCTGCTAATATAGCAAGTACAAATATAAAGATATATAGCCTAGCCATGATCTTCTATATATTTTCTAAATCTTTTTAACAACACTGGAAACTTATCTTTTTTTCTACGCTTATCATGCATAGTAGTTGTCTTTAATCTAGGACCCATAGCCGTGTCGGCAGGATTTGGTATAGAGGCTGTAGTGGTTCCACCCGAGCCAAGATCTTCAGCTTGAGCTTTTCTTATCGCATCGGCAGAAGGTGCACCCTTCTCACCTTTCTTACGCATTCGTTTTCCTGAAGCTCTACGCTTACGTATGTTATCCCAAAGATTTTCTTTTATTGTAAACTCTTCAAACATATCTGTACTTGGACTCCTACCTGATTGCTTGACGACTTTTAAATCATGACCTATTAGTCGTGAATATTTTTCGACAGCTTTATTTGCACCTGCTTCTGAACTATGCATACTAAATACGTATCTCGTCTTAGGCGCAGTTGGATTTACCACCACATGCGTATATGATTTTATCTTACTACCTTTTTGTCTACCTGCTATTCTCATCTTATTAATTCACCAGCAGTTACGTATATTTCATGATTAGTCTTAATATGAGTTGCCTCATATATATCTACGCCAAATACATCACCAACAGGAAAACACTCTTCTTTAATTCTTACCTGATCTTTAGGCCAAACCATCTCACTACAAGATTTATTTAATAACTTAGGATTTTGAACTCGGTAAACTCCTGGTGATAGTTGTTTATTATCTAATAAGAACCACTGGTTGTTTTCATTTAAAAAATCTAATACTTCAATATCACATTTCTCGCAAATATCTTTTAAACCTTTTTCCCCGACGTTTGCTTTTTCTTTAACGAGATAAAGCGCTGACGCAAAAGATCCGAGTTTACTTCCACCTCCTGGAAGCTTTGAGACGAGCCTTTTGATGTTAGCCACAAGGCGAACGAAAGGAGTATAAGAAGACTTTTTGTCATCCGTGTCAATTTTCACGTTCCTATCTCTTTTTCCATTCTCATCAATAATACCTTCTTTATAAGCATCCCAGCTTTTCCAGTCCATAACCATCATTCTTATGAATCGAAAAACATAGACTGTATCAGCTGCATTTTTTAATATACCCATTAAATCTTCCTTAACTCTTCTACAACATTGGGATCCATAGCAATTCCAGTATACTCTTCATTCTTAATATAACTTAAGAATATTAAGAATGGTTTTACTACAGGCCAATGCTTACTTTCAAGTTTCAACTCTAATATATTAAGTGCAGCCTCAATACCAAACATGTTAAAGACAACAATGAAGTGGTTTAATAATAATCTCTCAGCCAAATCATCAGTCTCAAGATAACGATTAAGTAATCGCTTTATATACTTAAACCTCTTAAGGTCTTCGTAAAACTCGTCAATATCAGCGAACTTTGGATTCTTATAGTGCTTTGCAGCATATAGGAATAAGTTCTTTTCGGTTAGCTCATTAAAGATCATTATAAAATTATATATGCGTTTTTTAAACTACTTCTTTCAATTCTTTGATCAAAGCAGTTTTATTTTTTCTTCTATCAAGTTCAATACCATGTTCTCTGCCAAGAGCTTCAAGTTCAACCTTAGTCATGTTCTCATACTCACTAGGAAGAGTATCCTCAGTCATAAGCTCAGCTTTGACTTCATGAAAGTTAGTAGGAGACTCCTTAAGCATCTGAGGCTCTGGGCTTACTCCTAAGTATTCATCTATTGCCGACTGTGATATCGGCATCGAGATTAAGAGTTCTGCAGTTGTAGGATGTCTCCAACCTTGTCTTGTAGGTATAGCATCTTTTTGATAATTTGGTGCTTGCATTATATTTCCTTTACTTATAAATTTCGGGGTGCATTGTTTTATGATCCCCATCATAATGTTTCTTTAAATATTTTTGTAAGTTAGCTTTGGTACCAGTTGCATCAGTTGCCATGTTTGATCCTGGTCCTTTTCCATAATTTTTACTTTTTTTTAAAGTAATACCATGTTTTTTTTCATGTGAACCAGCTGTACCGGTATCATGATCGATATCAACAGTGTGTGTTTTATTCATATCTTCTACCATCGCAACTGCATCGAGTAAACCTTTTGACACTTTACTACCTGATACTCCATAAGATTCCATCTTAGCTATTTTTGCAGAAGGATCTTTAACTGGTGTAGCAGCAGGAATGATAGTATTATCACCATCTTTCTTGTCGGTACTTCTCATTTTTCTACCCGGTATGCTTTTTTTAATATTATCTGCAGTATCTTTTGCAGCTTTCATTCCGTCAGCTTCAACACTCTTTTGAACATTAACCATGTCCATTGCGCCTTTAGATGACTTCATCTTGTCATGCATACCTTCTGGAGCAGTAGCACCCTTATAGTGAGCGGCTCTATCATTTTCGTATATAGCCATTAATCTTTCTCTAAAAGTTGTACTTTCTTTCTTTACTGATTCTTTTTTTGCTCTTGAATCATAATGGTCTTTATGCTTATCATGAGTTCTATCATACTGAGGTAACTTATCATAGTCATGACCATCTTTCTTAGCAAGTTCTTTTGCCTTTTGTAAATGATAGTAACCATGATCACCTGCAGTTCGACCTACTGATTCTTTTTGATCTGCAATCTTAGTTGCTAAGTCTTTTTTCATAGTTACTGGATGAGTCTTTCCATTAAAACTAAAAGATGTTTTACCGCTCTTAGCTGCAGCGGCTGCCGCACCATGAAAAGCTGTTCTCTCATTTGCTGGAATACTTTCAGGAATTATATATGTGTCTTCTTTAACACCAATATTTGAAGCAAAACTCTTATCGCCTTTTGCATATACGGGTTTTGCCTTTGCGAGATTTGCTTTTGCTTTATCTCTTCGTGCTTTGTCTTTGCCGCCATCAGTCTTGTCTCTTTCAGCCTGTTTAGCTGCATTATTTCTTGCGATCGCAGCATAGTGCGCTGGATCTTCGTTTAGGACCTGATCTATGGCCCTATGCATATTGAATGGATTCTTACTGAACATTGGTTTCTCCTTTACATCCACATGTGGGCCACATAGGCTCCTACTGCGGCAACCATTGCCGCATATACCACTTTATTTATAATACTGACAGTTCTTGCATTATCATCAACTGCCTTTTGTATATCATCTAATTTAACAGATAATTTATTTAACCTATCTCTCATGTTGTCATGGTCATCTTGTAATGCTATGATCTTCTCCTCTGCTCTTGCAAGGGAAATCATAGCATCAGCTAACTTATCTATTTTTTGCTCTATACGATCAAGCCTAGATTCGTTTGTCTCGTTTTGCACCACTTTACTGTAGTCCTTTAATATTTGTTCTATGAGATCCTTGTCCATATATATATTTATGCCTTGTCAATTTATTAACATGTAAAATAATTTGACAGTTTTTTTTGTCAATAAATTGACAGCTCACTTACCTTGACCTCGATAACGTTTTAAACTTCTTCTCTTATCTTTATTCATAGTCGATGTATGTGGCTTACGTCCTATAGACGTTCCCTTCTTAATTGTCTCATGTTCTAGGACTGCCTTATACATCTTTGCCATTATTCAGACTTCCATACTGTCCACACGCCGTATGCGATCGCGATACCTGCAGCAATCTTTGCGAGTGGAGATAAGAATAATATCATTAGACCTAGAGCAATACATACTGCTCCGTCCATGCTTGTTCTCTCTTTAATTCTATCGTTAATCCAGTTTTTAACCATTACCATTTTTCCTTATCTGCCCAGTACGCGGCGGACATCTTACCTTTAGCAATGTTCTTTCCGTGCCTGGCTTTAAATGATTTACGTCTAGCTTTTTGTGAATCAGACTCACCTTTCTTTGGTGCTCCTGCAGTACTCACTCCTTGCTGCCCGAATCTTATAGTCTTTACTTTGTCACCTTGTTTAGCAACAACGATATGACTCTTCGTTGAGTGTCCTGGAGTACGCTTTGCTTTATTATAACCAGCGACACCGGCGCTCTTTAACCTTGCATCTTTTTCTTCGATGAATGTCTTAAAACTATCCAAACTCATGTCCTGCAATCCTTTTCATTTGCGCATTAAACTCACCCTGTCCAGGTTTTGTCTTGTACAATTTTTTGGTAAGACTACTATCTTTCTTACCCTTAATTCTATACTTAAATCCTTTTTCTTTATGTTCAGGATCAGTTGTTTTTACAAGTCTCCTCTTATACTGAGACTCATAAGACTCTGGACCCTTAGGAGCATCAGTTCCTTCTTTCTGTCCAGGAGTTACTTTCTTCATAAGCTTTACCGATTCAGGTGTGCCATAATCATACTTATACTCTTTAACTTCTCTTCCCTGTGCTTTATCTCGGTACGCCTTCTTGACTTTTGCTTTTTCTATTCTATCGACATCTTTAATTAAAGATGGCTGCTTTACAATCTTACGAAGCTTCTGTAACAATGCACCCGGAGTCTTATCAGTCATATATAAATCTGGCAATCCATCAATAGAAACTTTAAAACTTGTAGCTTCATTTTTAAGTTTATTTGCTACATGTTTTATAATATTTGCTTTATTTTTTTCTCTGTCACCTAAAGCTCTTAAGGTGTCAGATTTCTTTTGCATGTCTTTTGCATCTTTACCCATAGTCCTAAACATTAAAGGTTTCTTTTTTACACTAGGACCGACCAGACCTCTTTGTACTCTAGCTTTAATTCTCTTTGACATTGAGAGCTCAGGTATACTTCGATCTCTATTTACTTGGCCAAATAGCTTTAGGTTACTACCTGCAAATGTAGATTCTTGTGGACCTCGCTTAGCATCTAAGTAAGCAGCGATCGCCATATTTCTTTTTTTCTTATCGCTCTTACCCTTAAACTGAGGAGCCTTAGACTTCTTAAAGTCTTTGATGTAAGAACCGATTCCGTCTTTTGGATCTAATGGCATAACTTATCCTATTTTGCGTTCATTGCTTTTGTCATTTGAGTAATGACTCGTTTCATGTCACTCTTTGGAATTTGAATATGTTTACCTTTGCCTTTTCCATAATTGATTTGAAAGCTAGGTCCTTTTTTACCAGCAAATCTGTCAATTTGAAAACCACTTATGTCATCAGTATACATATTTGTAGCTTCTTCTATAGCATCTTCTTCAATCTTAGCCATTTCTTGCAGGGCTTCAGTTATTTTATTGAAGTTAAATGGTGTCATCGTTTCATACTCCCAATTTTCTTTTTAGTACCAAAACCTTTAGTGTCATCCTTTGACATCATGCCTTTCATGCCAGTTCCTAGATCGTCTTTTCCAGTCCAACCTTGTGCATAACCTGGCTTAAGCTTTTTAATTTTACCGCCTTTAGATTTAAAAGCGTCAATTGCTTTTTGATGTGCTGCTTTTTCAGCATCAGACATTGCTTCTTTTTTCATAAGCTTTCGCGTTGCTCTCTGTATACCAGCAACTCTTCGTGCACCTTTAAACTCAGGTCCACCTTTGTATTCTTGATCCGGATGTTTACCACCGGCTCTGTCTATTGTATCAGCTGTACCTTGAGAGTGTCCTTTATGATACAAATCTATTGCAGCTTTGTTTACGTATTTTCTTGTAAGATTTTTTGAGATCTCTTTTACTTGTACGCCATCTTGAATATCTTTAGTTAAAGTTTTAACTTGACCTGAGTGAGCTTTTACTGCGCCTTTAAGACCTTTAATAACTTTCTTAACTGTAGCAGTGTCTTTTTTATCAAGTGCTTCATTTTGTCTTTTAAGAACAGCCGCAACCTGAGGATGTTTATGAATACCAGGAGATAATTTGTTCATAGCTTTAACTGCGCCAGTCATGTTACCTTTTGCATACCTAGAATCAGATGCAATACCAATTGCCTGTTTGATGTGTTTATCATCATGATGTCCAGGTTTATGTGCTTCACCTACTGATTCCTTTTTGCCTTTACCACTAAGATCCGAGTCGGCACCGTAATATGTACCTTTACCTTTTGTAATATATGAGTTAACTCTCGCATGTCCCCATTGTTGAGGTGTTGTCCCAGGTCTATGACCTGATTTCCATGCAGCCATTCCTCTGTTGAATACCTTTTTCAGAGTACCAACTGATATGCCGGACTTTGCTGATTTCTTTTTAAGAGCTTCATTCTCCAAAAGCTCTTCATATTTTTTGAATTTAAGCATTCACTGCACTCCTATTTTTAATTTTTCTTACCTTAGCTCTATCAAGCATTCTGGCATGTTTAATTTTATCGACCATTTTTTCACGATCTATTTTCTTTTTTGCTACTTCGACAGCATCTTCTCCATACATCTTTCTGTACTTAATAGTATGCTTGCTTAATTTTGTCTTTGCTCCCTTGTCACCTGGTGCAGACTTATAATTCGAATTTTTGTCCTGGCCATCACCTGGTTTTTCGGCGTACTTCTTAAAGTGCGCCATTCTTCTCTTTTTTGTCTTGGTCTTAACTCCTGCATAATAACCTGCAGGCTGTGATCCTGGAGCGTCTTTAATATCTGGGTCTTGTCTATTAGTCATTTTTTCTACGAGCTCAATATCACTGAGCCACTTACGATATAGTTTTCCGTTAGACTCAATAATGACATAATTAGATCCAAGACTGGTAACACTAGCGAGCTCGTCACTGCCCACGACAGTAACATGATCACCAATATTAAACAGGTTTCCTTTAACATATGCCTCTCTTTTCTCAGAGACAGGCTCGAAATGTAACTTATTAAAATAATCTATTTGTTCTTTTAGTCCCATACCTTTTCTTACTTCATTATATACTTTTTTTGCGTCAGCATTTGATACATTCCGTGGCAGCCCCTGTGAGAATTGTATGAAGTCTCCTTCATTTGCTAGTGATCTCATCTTAGATGCGGACATTCCACTAATATCGTCTGCATCGGGGTCTCTGTCTCCGGCTGAAATTACGTTGATTTTATTGAAGTTGTATAGACCGTGTCTACCCTTAACTCCATTATATTTCTTTAACAATGTATTGAATTCATTTATCCTATCTGATCCTACAACCATTGTTATATTTTTAAATCCGTCATTATACATCTCAGTGACTGCGTCAAATACGTTCTTTACCTTCTTATTGAGCATCACACTTCTTGCGTGCTTTGGAAAGAACTTACGAACAGTCTTAACTTTATATTTAAAATCCAATGGATTCTTCTTCTTATCCGTAGATTGCGATAAGTAAACCTTATACGGATTACTACCAGATTTTTTTGACAACTCATTCATTAATTTTTCATGACCAGTTGTAGGAGGATTCATGCGACCGAAAGTAAAATACACGGTCTTCTCTTCCTCTATCAAATAATGTTTAAATGAGTTAATCATTAACCCTTCTTTCTTGCTACTTCTTTTTTACGTACGTCTTTAAACATACGTTTTGCTAATCTTGCAATTCTTTGTTTTAATACAGGCTTATCTAATCTTTTTTCAATCTCTTGTTTTCTAGCAAATGTTAATTCGCTTTTAGGTATTCCTCTAGTTAACTTCTTTGCTATTTGGTTACGAGCTTGCCTATTAGATCTTTTTTCAAGTGTCTTCTTATTTGCCATCTTCTTTGAAGCACGTTTTCTTCCGATTGCGATACGAGCTTTCATGCGCTTCATAGTTCTAGATTTTTTCATACGCTGCATCATACTTAGAGCTTCATCTACGTCTTTATCGGTTTCAGCTGGCATTTCATCTGGCCATCTAGCTTCATCAACTGATTCTTTGTAATTTTTATTTTTATATTTTACTGAATATTCTGGTCCGCGTTTGCCTGAACCTTTTAGAACTTTACCACCAACCTTTGTTGCGTGTGCTTGAGCTGCTTTTGCATCGTCATGATACATATAATGATATTTCATATCAGCATAGTTTGCTCCAGCTTTTGCTTCTTCAACATCTGTTTCTTCTTTTTTTGGAAGAGTACCTCTTGCTCTCATATCCATGTCGGCTTTAGCGCCCATACGTTTCTTTTCTTTATCGTCTCTTTGCTTTTGATTCTTCTTCTGTGAAGCAGATGCTTGGTATCTCATTCTCATCATTTGATCCAATGACATAGCTTCTTCAACTGATTCACCAACAACATCGAGTCTGCCAAACTTTCCGTACATAGAACCTGGACCTCCCATATCCTTTACAAATTGTTTAGCATCTTTTAAAGTTTTAAAGTATGCTGTAATATCATTTTCTG